TAGGAATTATTCCTTTTGCCATTAAGATATCTTTTTTAGTAATTTTACCATCACCTGAGTGATCTGGAAATTTACTTTTCTTTTTAGCTTTTCCACCTTTTTTGTAGTTAGCAATCATGCTTCTACCTTTTTTTTCTATTCCCGGCATATTTTCTCCTTATAATGTTATTGCAATACATTGATGGCAAGATTTTATAAATCTTGTATGCGATCCACAATGCGTTGGTTTTACTATTTCGTCTTTTAAAACAAGTATGTCTTCAGTCTTGCATTGACATGCTTTAATCTTAAATATCTTACAAATAAAAAATTTTAATTTCTTAAACATTATTTATTTATTTTGCCAGATTTTTTAGATTTAGAACCAAATTTACCATATGACTCATTAGCAGAATCTTTTAACTGTTTTGCAGTTCTTTTTTTCTTAACTCTCATAGCGATAGATTCGTCTTTTCTATCTTTGTATCCCTGCTTTTTCTTTTTAGCAGATCCACCTTTTTTCATTCCAGCAGCTCCTGTTGGAAATCTAACGTCTGATCTTATTCCATTTTGTCTCATTTTTTTCCTCCGTTGTTTCTAAAAATTTGTGTACCCTTTATACCATAAATGCTCGCCACGACAAGGATCCAAAGATTTGTGAACCATGAGGGGAGTGTTGAAAAATGTAGAAAAAATAAATCAACTTTGTCCATAGCAGAAGGATCATCACTTATAACTGCCCAGGCCAAAATTGCAATTGGCGCCGATAAAATTATCAAAACCGCCTCGTCTTTCCAGTCTGACTGACGAGCTTCTAAAAGTTTACCCTGGTAAGCTTCTTTACCTTCAGCCATTCTAGATGCATGCATAAGCTGTGCATCCGACATAGCTATTTTCGTTCTTTGCTTATTAGCGTAAATTTTACTACCAGCAGAGACGGCTAATTTAATTGCCGATAACCACATATTAATACCAAGTAGCTTTTTTACTCTTAGTAGCTAACATTCTTTTAGTTCCTTTAACTTCAACGTTATCACCTTGAGCAATGTAAACACCTTTAGCTCTAAAACTTGATTTACCTCTAGGGTCCATTTCTAAGTTTTGAGAAGGCACTTCTATATTTACTCCACCACTAGCGTATCCGTCTTTGTTAACTCCAACTGGTTTTGTTATTTTTGGGTTCTTCATAATTTATCTCCTGAGTTTTAATATACTATCTTTTAGGCCCTTTCAAGACATTTACGTCTCGGGCTTTCATAGCATCTGAGGTTAGTTTTACTTCTGCAGACATCATTGATTTTTCAATGGCTGTATCAGCTCTTAGTTTAGCTAAATCTTCATTTTGTTGTAATTTATCTTCATTAATTTCTCTAGCCTGCATCATTTTCATTTTATCTAAATTCAGTCTAGCTTCATCTTCTTTAGCTTTTCTTTCCGCATCCATAGCTTTAAGATCAACTTCTCTTTGTTTTAATTTAAGTAATGGATCATGATCAAACTGAGAAGTAATTTCTTTTTCTTCCTTCATAAAATCTTCAGTCATTTCAGCAATTAAAATAGCTTTTCTTGCTTCTATCTTTTGAGATACTTGTTCAAACTGTTGTTGCATTTGTGGATTGTTAGCAGCTTGTTGTTGCATCTGAGGTAGCATTTGCATTTCTTGTTGAAACTCTAACTCTACCTGTTCTTGTGCCATCAGTGATATATGCTCCATAATATTTTTTTCCAACGCTGCAGTAATGCTAGGATTGTTTCTAACAAAGTTACTAGCCATAAAATTTAAATGGGCTGTAACATGCGCTCTATGATCTTGTCCTGGAAATGCTTGAAAAGGTTTTTGTCCCATTGCATCAATGTGTTCAATCGCAGGATCTTTTGGTTGATTAGGTGGTGGAGGTGGTAAAATCTGATCTATGTCTTTTACACCTATCGCACTATACATAGTTCTGTAAGCCATATACATATTATGCATTTCAGGATTAGATTGAGCTAATTGTAATTGAGTTTGTGCCATTGAGATTCTTTGAGACATTGAAAATATGTTTGGATCAGCTACCGGTAAAATATCTACTCTTTCATCAAAGTCAGCTTGTTTAACATTTCTTGCAGCTCCAGGAACATCGTAAGGATATTCTGGTGGCATAGACTCAGAAAATATTTTTGACAGTAATTTAAATTCTTGTTTAAGACCTACGTAGAGTCTTTTATGGATTGCTGACATTACTCTTGAACCACGTTCTAAAAGAGCTACGGTCGTACCAACAGCGGCCTGTTGATTCCCGTCCCCAACCTGCATGTCAGCAATGGACGCGAATCTTTGTCCTGCTTGAACTACAATTCCCATCAGCTGTAATAAAGTTTGTGACGGTTCTTTGTAAGGTAAGAATACAAAAGCATCTTTTAAATTACCACCTGGAGTGTCAACATCTTTGAATTCTCCTGGTTGTATATTTGCGGCATCATCTTTTACTCTGACACCTCTTTGTTTAAATCCGGCCGGCAGGTTTGATAATGTACCTGCGTCTAGTAACTGACGGAGAGCCGCAGTTGCAGTACGACTCAATCCGCCAATCATGTGTATCAATCCTAAACCATAAAATCCTAGTCCTGGCAGAAACTTAAAGTGGACAAAATATTGGATTTTCTTTTTGGTTGGATCATTGGGCGCAAAGTTTCGTCTGATAGACAAAACTTTCCTACTACCTTCTTCGATTGTAACGATGTAAGGCAATTTTATTCCAGTTGGTGCTCCGTCGGGACCAACATCTTCAAAACCTTCTAAATCTAAATTAACGTGGCATTCTAGAATTGTGTATAGAGGGTCGGTTCTTTGAGATTTATTAATTCCTTCTACTTCTCTCTCTTTTTCTTCTAAATCATTTGTTATTGTTCCAGTTGGTTTTGTCAGTTCTATGTCTGAATAAAAACCAGCTACTTGTTGTTTACGTAAATCATTTTCTGACATCTTAACAACATGAATGACTGATTCCGCATCGTCTAATGAGGTAGCCGTATACGGAACAACAAGGTCATCTGCAGGAATAAACTTAGAAACAGCTCTTCCCATTAATTCGTCATAATAAACTTTTTTAAAAGTCGAACCTGATAAAGGTAAATAAAATAACATTTGATCAAACTCGGGTTCGTATTCTTTCATTTGATCCATGATCTGATAGTTCATAAAATTTTTTACTCTTAAAGCCTGTGCTTCTTTTGCAGCATCAGTCGCGCCCATTACTTGAGTTCGTACAGGTCCATCTGCAGGTAATAATTCTTTATAAGCTAGTGATTGAAACTGTGTAACAGCTTCAGCAAGAACTGGATGAGTTGCACCAGATGCTCCTTGAAAAGGTTCTGTTCTGTTTGTGTATTTAAATCCTAAAAGATCTAAGCCAGTAATATAAGCTCTTTCCCATTCGGCTCTTGAAGTTTTATATTCCATGTAATCATTTTGTAATTGATTACCGATTTCATCAGTATCGTCTTCTGGAAGTAATTCATTTAAGTTTGCAAAATGATCTCCACCTTCTTGAGGCATCGGCATTGCATTAGGGTCAAAATCAATTGTAGCCCCGGTTTCGTCTTCTGTAATTTCTACTGGTCCTTTACCTAACTCTTCTGCAACATCGACTTCTTCCATTTGTTCTCTTAGAACGTCATCTTCCGGTCGCTCGTTAGGGAGACTTTTATCCATATCTGCCATATTTATTCTCCTATACTTTCTTAACTTGTTTTGGTTGTAATTTCAACCCTTGTGATAAAGGTCCCTTTTTAGGTGGAACTGCCCACCATTTAAATGCAGGGTTTTTAGCTACAAGTGTCGGGTTTTTCTTTTTTGTTGGTTTATTTTTTATACTCATACTTACTCCTTAATGTTGTTATACCACCTTCTGCTTTTCGGTCATCATAATTAACATATTTAGTTGTATTAACTCCCATTAAATTAGGGTTACTCGATTTAATATTTAATAAATCCTCTGCTCTAATTAAATTATCAGGATCCATTCCTCTTGATAAATTAAATTTATATAATTCTCTTTCATCCATATTATTAATTTGTCTTTGAAGTTCTGCTTTTTCTTGTGGGTTCATTGTAAAAATATTGTTTTGTAAAAAGTTGCCATATTTACCAGAAGTAAAATTTACCTGTCTTTTTTGCATATCATATGCTTTTCTATTATCTTCTGCAATCTTATCCATTGTAGCTCGTTTTACATCTTTAAAAGGTTTACTAAAAAATTCCTGTCCACCAATGTTAATAGGTGCTCCAGCTTCACTTACTTGTAAGTTAGTTTTATAACTTTTAGCCATGTTATCTCGTTCTTGTATTTTGTTTTTAATTTCTTCGTTTAAATTCTTTTTTAATACATCATAACCTGCTTTAGATTTTTCTAAATCAGGAGTTAAAACTCCTCTACCTTCTTTAGCGTATCTTACAAAAGTATCTGCTTTTTTCTTGCTGTTAAAAATAAGATCATTTATTTCTTGATCTTTAGCATTTAATGCAGTTGCTTGATCAAATATTTCTCCGTCACCACCTTGTTTTACAAAAAGATTTTTGACTTCTTTTACTCTTGCTCTGTCACCACTCTTGTATAAACCAAACGACATTGCTTGAACTGCGTTGCCTAATGCTTCTTTTTCACTTTGACCTTTACTAATATTGTTTTGATAATCTAGCACTCCAAGAACTACATCAGCTCCACCAAATACTTTACCAAATGTACCAGCTGCTCCTCTTGCTGCATTTTTTACTGCTTGTCCTGCTTTAGAGTTTAACAGTTTTTGAACTGCTGGATCTTTCATTAACAAATCAGTGTTGAATCCTGAATTTAATGTAGTTCCACCTTTGCCGTCAATGTAATCTATTAATACATCTTCTGTTTTAATTTTAGGGTCTATATCTGATAAGAAAAAATTTTTATCTTTGTAAACTTTTTTTATATTTTCTTGAGAAGCTTTTCCATAAGAGTCTAATATAGCTTCATCAAGTTTTTCATTATAATTTATTTTAGGTGATTGAACTTTATTTTTCTTTGAAAACTCAGAAGAAGTTTTATTAAAACTTTTTATTGCATCTTCTATTGGAACAGTTTTTCCATTCCACTGCATTGAAGTTTTACCTTCGTTTAACGCATTCATTATTTTTTGAAAAGGTAGGTCAATTTTAGCTGCTTTTGATTTATTAATTGTTTTAGAAATACTTTGAACTTTAGTTGTATAACCTGGTGCTATGTCAGCTAAAGCACTCATTGAAAAAACTTCATCTAAATTTTGATTTTTTAAAATTTTTAAGTCTCTTTGTGAACGATACGTATCTGGATCTAGATTAAGATTTTTATTTATAAGAGCCATTTTATAATCTCTTAAAAGACCAGAAGAAAATCTAAAACCTTTTTTCTTAAACCCTTGTCCCGGTGCTGACTCATCTTCAATACCACTTAATATATTATCAGTAATATCATTTATAACATTTTGTGTAGGTAATCTCATTCCATCTGGTTTATCTCTTAAACCTTTTATAACTTTTAAATAAG